ATGTCACATTTTTCGTTGCGCGCATGCGTGCGTGCCGTCGGTCTGGCCGCTGCGCTCTCGCTGGGCCTGTGCGCGCAGGCGCAGGCCGCCGAGCTGGTGGTGTCCGCCGCCGCCAGCCTGACCAATGCCTTCAAGACGCTCGCGCAGTCGTACGAGGCGCAGCATCCCGATACCAAGATCGTGCTGAACTTCGGCGCCTCCGATGTGCTGATGCAGCAGATCGCGCGTGGCGCGCCCGCCGACGTGTTCGCCTCCGCCGACAGGGGGCGAGAACGGCTGAGATATGCCGTTCTCCTGCGCCGTGGGGAATTTATGCGGAGGCAGAGAGCAGCTTGTCGATCTGCTCGATAGGGATGCGGCCGCACCCGTTCAGCCGGAGTTGGCCGGATTCCACCATCTTGGCTACCGTCCAGCGGCTGATGCCCAGCATCTCGGCGGCCTGCACCTGGGTGACGTGGGGCGGCCGAGGGTGCGTTTCCGCGTACAGGCGCACGGCGTGATAGGCGATGTCCAGTTCGTTCGTTTGCATGTGCTGCTCCCAGTGCTGCCGTGTCGTCTCAATGATGCGTTGTGCTGCTTCGTTCATGCCGTATCGTCTTTCGGTGATACTTGCCACATATCACCCATAGGTTGTGCGCTCATCTCACCCCTCCCCATGCTCGGGCTTGGCCCGGCAATCGCAGCGCGGATATGAGCCCGTTGGCTTCGCGTTGTGTGGACCGCAATCGTCATAGGCCACGCTGCCGCACACGCTGCAATACTTCTCGCGGACCAGATGGGGAATGCCCATGACGATCCACACGTGATTGCGCCTGAACCGCCAATTCGGTCGGTGCGCCGAGACATTACTCATGTCCGCTCTCTCCAATGGCTGCGGCTGCGCGGCGGCTGGGCGCAAGTAGTTGCCTCAATGCCGGAGCACACGGACAAGAACCGCATCACTTCTCGCCCTCCTGCTGCTGCGTGGGGGCGGCGGCAAGTGCCGCCTTGGCGTTTGCATCGCGCACTGCCTCATCAACCGACATGCCATGGCCGGTCACTAGAAGGGCTACTTGGTCGCGCTTTTCCTCCGGCAGGTTGTGCCACCACTTGCGGCCATGATCGTCGCGGATAAGCATGACGTTTCCGCGCTGGCTAGGCTCCGACGAATTTACGCTGAAGTCCGCAGAGTAAAAGCGCCACCCCTCCGCCACGCCCGCCCGCTGGCCGGACTACCCCGACACAGAACGCAGAAACGCTTGTGCTTGTCGGCACGAATGGAAGCGCAGCTCGACAGCAAAATCACCCTGCGCTTTTACTTCACGCAACCCTTCTGCGATGGGTGCCCGCTGGCCGGACTGGGCGGCGCGAACACGTTCGGCCAATTTTGTGCCAGCTTCCTCCGCAACGTCACGCTCTTGGATGACTTGCTCCATGTCGCGCTCATGCTTGGCGGCCTCGACACGCGCAGGCTTTACGCTCGGCATGGGCGGCGCATTGTGCGCAACGCTGGGCAACCCGCTCGGCTCGGCCACAGTCGCGGCGCTGGCGCGGGTGAGCGACGTTGCATCCTGTACAAGCGCTTTCACGGCATTCAGATAGCCATCCGGTTGCGCGCTGTTCCAGTCCGCGTTTGCATGGCGCTCGGCCAGCGCAAGCCACTCGTCATCACTCAACCCCGGCGCCGATGCTTCGGGGTGGGTGTAGAGCTTCGCGCCGATCAATTCGACCCAATGCTTTTCCCACTCCAAGCGCGGCCCATATTCATCCACCGCAACAACAGTCGCCACCGGCTGCGCATCAGCCTGCGCGCGGATTGCAGAGACAGCCGCATCAAAACCGAACTCGAACGCATGCAGCTCCCGCACGGTGCTATCCGGGTTGTCCGCTTTGAACTTGTCCAGCGCGGCATCAAACAGATCGACATCAGTTGGCATTTTCTTCTCCAGCATCAAATCCAAGCCGCCTCGGCGGGACGGTGCGGGCGCCATTTGGAAGCCCACTGCTCATGCGCCGCCGCGATGTCGGCCTTCATCTCGGCTTCCTCGGGGTCGGCGCGCTGGGCTTCAGCCTTGGCGTCAGCCGGCCCGTACACCCACACGTCGATGAACCGGTGCGTGCTGGCGCGCGGCTTGCCAAGATGCGCTTCGTCGCGGTCCTGCATCGCGTACAAGTGCAGCAGGCACGTGTACCGAGAAAGCCCGGTCCACTCGGCCAGCTCGCGCGTGGTGCAGCCTTTCTCTGCTGCCGCCATCAGTGCGGTGCAGACCTTGAGCGCATTGCGCTCAGCACGGACCTTGCTGCCGTTGACGATGTTCTGCAGGTTCGGGTGAGCCATGGCTGTGCGCTCACTCTTTGAACAGGTCGGCAGCGCTGGCCGGCGGCGGCGGGTCGATGCTGATCTCGGTTTCGCGCTGGATCAGCGAGCACAGCGGGCCGACCACCTTCTCGTCGAGGTGAGCGATGGCGCGGAACGTCACCAGCACCGTGCTGCCTTCCTGCGGCGTGATGCGGAAGCCGTTTATGTTGATGCCATCGACCACGATGTCGCTGCTGCCGCCGATGCCGTACGGAATCGTCAGCTTGTAGCCCACGCCCTCCCAGTCCCATTTGAACGAGCCCATCTTCGGGAAGCGCAGCGCGCTGTCGCGCTCTTCGTCGATCAGCTCGCCCTGCGCGGCGCTCTTCTTGTACAGCGAGCTGCGCAGTTCGGGCGCGAAGAACGCCAGGCATTCATTGCCCATCGCGACCGTGAATTTCAGGTCGAACGCCGGCTTGCGTTCCTCGCCGTGGATCTCCGCGCGGGCGTTCACGCTGTCGAGTTTGGCTTTGTGGTTTGCGAGTTCAAACATAGGTGGGTTCTCCGAGTGGTGGAGGGTTACTGCTCGTCAGATTCGGTGGATGCGGCCTGCGTCGGCGTGCCGCGCAGTTCCTTCATGCGCGCGTTGTACGCCGCTTGCGCGTCCTTAATGTCGTTCTCGTCGATGAGTTGCATCGCCTTGATCTTGGCGGCGTTCATACCGTTGCGATCCGTTGCCGCGGCGATTGCCTTGAGCACGTCGGCCAGCGTCACGATCTCCAGCGGCAGGATGTTGTGCTGCGCCTTCTTGCCCTTGGTGGCCGTCAGTGACACCGAGATTTCGCGGTCGATATGGCTCAGATGGCTGATGCGAATGCCGCCCACGGTCATGCCGCCGAAGCGCACTTGCTGATCGTTGTAGAGCGTCATCGACTTGCCGATCCAGCGGCGACCGTCTTCACCCCATGCGAAGATGAGCAGCTTGCGCATGGTCTTGCACGGCTTGTACGGACGGCCCTGATCGTTCTCGTAGTGCAGGATCACGGGCTGATCTTCGCTGCCCATGCGCACGTCGGTCACGGTGATGGTCATGTCGCCGGCCAGCAATTGCTCTGCATTGAGCTGGTCCGACTTCGGCACGATGGTGCCGCGCAGGTCGGTCACGTCAGACATAGTTGAACTCCACTTCTTGGGGATTGAAGGCGTACGGCGGCATGTCGATTTCGGTGGTCTTGTCGGCATAGCCAGGCCACACGTTGTTCCGCAGGCAGCGTTCGTAGATGTCCAGCAGCCGGCGATACTCGAAGTAGCCTTCCTCTCGACTGTCCTTGCCCAGCGTGTACGCAGCCGCGGCAAAGGGCCACTCGGTTTCCACAACGACGAAGACGAACTCTTCGACCTTCTTGCCGGATGCGATCGCGAAGCCATCGCTGTAGAACGCGTCCTGCACGTGGTACGCCTTGCGCGCGACTTGATGCTTGAACTCTTCGGCTGCCGCGCTGCTGTACGTCTTCACGTCGAGCAGCTTCACGGTCTTGCTGCCGGTCGGATGCTCCCAGTCGGGACGGCAGCGGCAGCGCACGCCCGTATCAGGATCGATCCAGCGAGCCGACACTTCCGCGCGGCCGGTCTTCAATGCCTCGCGGATCTGCGGCAGCATGCGAATCGAATCGCCCTGACGCCATGCGGTTTCGTACTGGTCAGGCTTGATTGCAATGCGGTCGGCGTGTTCTTTGGCGAATTCCTTCCAAACCTTCGTGCTGCGGAGAACGTCCGGGCCCACCACGTATCGCTTATCGAACTCGTCCGGCTCCAACGTGGCGCAGTGCGCGAGGTTTCCTTCGAGCTGCCCAGCCTTCTGCGGCTCCGGCGGACGCAGCGGATCAAGCGAGCGCGAGTAGTAAATGAACGGCGCCTGTGCGATCTGATCGAGCCCGCTCTTGCTGATCGCCGTCTTATCGGCGTGATAGTTCTCGATCGACTCGCCGTAGCGCAGGCCGATCCAGTTTCGGATGTCGAATTTGCTCATGGCAGGATCACCGTTCGGAAGGTGTAAACGAGAAACCACGTAGTGCCCACGCCGATGCCAACGCACAGCATGGCGAGCACGTCGAGCAGTTGTTCGCGGCCCATCACAGCACCCCATGCTTGATGAGTTCAACCACGGCCACGTAGACCATCACGGCCAGCGCAGCAGCATTCAGTGCCACGTTCCAGCGCTTGCGTCGCATGTACTCGGTGACGCGGTTCTCACGGTCTGCCGCACGCTGTGCGGCGTCGTTGTCGGAGAGGTGCATGTCAGGCTCCAGAAGCACCGCGCGCAGCTTCTTCTTCGGCCATGCGCTTCATGTCCGCCAGAGCCGTGTCGTTGTCGCAGTAGAAGTTCGGAATGCGCTCGGTCTTGAAGCGCTCGGGATCGGATTTGAGGTAGATCGCCAGAGCAGCACCAGCGGTGCCGATCTTCGTTTCCAGTTCCTTGCCAGCCTCACCGGCGAGTGTGACCACCCAGCCAGCACGGCAATGCGCCGTGCCACATGAGTTGTGCCAGACGCCCATGTCCAGCGCTTCGGGTTGCGCTGCGGCTTGGTAGACCTTCTGGTGGATGTTCTCGATGACCGGCGCGCCGCTCAGGTACGCGCCGCTCAGGTTCGCGCCGCTCAGGTTCGCGCCGCTCAGGTCCGCGCTGCTCAGGTACGCGCCGCTCAGGTTCGCGCCGCTCAGGTTCGCGCCGCTCAGGTCCGCGCCGCTCAGGTTCGCGCTGCTCAGGTACGCGCCGCTCAGGTACGCGCCGCTCAGGTCCGCGCCGCTCAGGTCCGCGCCGCTCAGGTCCGCGTCGCTCAGGTACGCGCCGCTCAGGTACGCGCCGCTCAGGTACGCGCCGCTCAGGTCCGCGCCGCTCAGGTCCGCGCCGCTCAGGTCCGCGCCGCTCAGGTTCGCGCCGCTCAGGTCCGCGCCGCTCAGGTTCGCGCTGCTCAGGTACGCGCCGCTCAGGTACGCGCCGCTCAGGTCCGCGCCGCTCAGGTCCGCGCCGCTCAGGTCCGCGTCGCTCAGGTACGCGCCGCTCAGGTACGCGCCGCTCAGGTACGCGCCGCTCAGGTCCGCGCCGCTCAGGTCCGCGCCGCTCAGGTCCGCGTCGCTCAGGTCCGCGTCGCTCAGGTACGCGCCGCTCAGGTTCGCGCTGCCTTTGACCGCTTGTTCGACGGCCTTCATCAGCGATTCGGCGTCGCACTCGAACAGAACGTTGCCGGTGAAGCGGTGCTTGATCTCGAATTTCATGTCATCCCTTTGGGTGGTGTTCAGAAATGGCGCCACTTGGCGCGCTTACTTGCGAAGAATCTTTGTCGTGCACTGCTGACAGAACCGCCCGCCGAGCAATGCGATTCCGCAACCGTCGTCTTCCATCGGCTTGCCGCAGCAGCGGCAGTTCGTCTCGTGAATGCGGCCAGACTTGCGCCACAGCCACAGGCAGAACACCGCGTAGGCGCTCAACGATGCGATCAACCAGATCACCGCTACGAAATTTCCGATGTTCATGCCGCGCTCCGCATTGCGCGATGAGTTGCGACGAGATCGTCAACAGAACCGAGCGACATGCCCATGCGGTACGACGTGTCGAGTTCTTCGAACGCTTCGGCCAACAGCGCACGGTCGCGCTCGTCTTCGGCGATCACGGCTGGCTTGATGTCGCCCAAGAACTGACGGATCAGTTGGTCGGCCAAACGCACCTTATCGGTGTCCGTGATCACGTCGCGCTTCAGGAATTCAGCGATCGGCTGCATGTATTCCTGCGGGTCGTGACCTTCATCGCTGCAGTACAGCGGGTCAGCGATCAGCAGGCCGCAGACGTATTGCTCGTTGGGGGTGAGGATGTGGTGCATCGCTTGCTCCATCGGGTTGCGCGGTGTGGTGCGCTGATGGATGAATCTTAGGCCGGCCTAAACTCGAGGTCAAGAGACATTTTTAGGGCGAGCTAATTTTCGCCCCGCACCCAGAGGAAGGCATAACTAAAGAGGCCGCAAAAAAGCCCGCTCGCAGCGGGCTTGCCTCCCAGTGGGGGGGGTTACATGGGCGGACCGCGTCTTCCCGAGGGGATTGCAGCGCAGGCGGGCTGGGCAGACGAAAGAATTGCCTCAGGCAAAAGATCTGTCATCCAGGCACCTGGCACCTTCCTCGCCATGTCACTCAGTTCTTTGTGAATCCGGCTTGGGGCCAAGTTTTCTATGGCCTTCTTGCACTTGCCTTCGCGAGCCATCGCGCGTGCAACATCAAGGCCACCTTGCGTCATGGCAAGGCAAGCAACGGCGCGGTGCGCTCCGTCCGCTCGATCTCGCAAGCCGGTGCATTCATTAATCCAGTCACGACCTGAAACGGGAATAAGGAAAGCGCCAGGCGCCGCAGCTTCTTCCGGCGGGAGATCCTGGTTTGCCGCGCACACCGTAGATATGACTAGAGCCAGAACTCCCAAAACCGACAACTTCATAGTCGCGCCCCCATCCAGAATACCCGACCGATGATGGCTAGGTGATCTTCTTTTTCCGGCGTCACCAGAATGTCCGGGTAGCGCCCCTTGTCCGGGTTGTCGGACACGATCCACACGCCGCCGCCAATCTCTTTGCGCAGGCGCTTTACCAAGATTTCTTTGTCGACGCGGATTACGTGGATGTCGTTATTGCGCAGCTCGGTCTGACTGGTATCAACCAGCAGCACCGCGCCATCGGGAATCTTAGGCTCCATGCTCTGGCCGTCCGCGTAAATGATCTTCGCGTCTGCCTCGCGCACGCCGATCTGCCGCAGGAAGTCGCGCCGGAAGGCCAGCCGGCCCTTATCGGTTTCCATGAACACGAGATTGCCGCTACCGGCTGACGCTTTCACATCCAAGCGTTGGAGCATGGCGAAGTCGTCGAAGAAGTCTTCGGTGTCAGCATCGGCCTCTGCCGGCCCTTCGCGGAACAACACCCATTCAGGGCGAATTCGCAGCACGCGGCAGACGCGAATCAGGTTTTCCGCTGTGATGGTTGACGCAGGCGTGATGCTTCCAGCACCGACCCAAGCCGACAGAGTTGGCACAGATACGCCTGTTTCAGCGGCAACGGCGCTCTTAGTCATGCCGCTGTTCTTCAAGGCTTTTGCAAGCCGGTGGTTCCAGGTTTCCATTAGGCGAGCCTAACTGACTTTCGTTTAGCCGTCCCTTGCAATCATTTTTAGGTCGGCCTAAAATGCCACGGACAAGACCGGAGATTCATCCATGGACCAACTTGCGAACACTGTGATCGATCGGCTCGGCGGCACCTCTGCTGTCGCGAAGATCTGCGATATCAAGCCCCCCTCAGTGCATGGCTGGCGCGAAAGCGGCATCCCGAAAGCGCGCCTGCAGTTTCTGCGGATCGCTTACCCGAAGGCATTTGAAGACCTGCCGCCAGGGGTTGAATCCTCTGCCGAGCAAGCCGCCGCCTGACCGGAGCCAGCGATGACCACGGAAACAGTCTCTGCCGAAGAGATTGAAAGCACACGCAAGCTCGCTGCACGCAATGAGGCCGAGGTTTTGCGCGCCGTTGCACGCGTCACGCAGGCGCATGCAGCGACTTGCATGAATGTCTCGGCAAGCACGATCAGCCGTACGCTCGAAGACCTGGGCCGCTGGTCGCAGCTTCTGTCCGTGCTCGGGCTGCAGGTCGCGCCCATCGGCTCGATGGTGGTCGATTCACAAGACCTGCTGTCTCTCAAACGCATGGCGCTTCGGTATCTGGAAGCGGACTTGCAGCAGTCAACGGCGCAGGGGTAACACGTGACCGAAGTAAGCCAACCGCTCACGCCCGCCGACTGCGATCTGCGCGAATTCCATTTCATGCCGCTTGAGGTTAAGCGGCTCCTGTCGTCTGAGACGTGGGTGCTTGGAACTGGCGACGAGCGCGCGGCTGCAATCACCTTGTGGCTTGAAAGCTGGCATCAGGTGCCGGCAGCAAGTCTGCCATCTGACGATCGGATGCTTGCTCACCTGTCTCAGTCCAAGAACTGGCGGAAGGTTAAGGAGCATGCTCTGCGCGGCTGGGTGAAGTGCGCCGACGGTAAGCTGTATCACCCGGTAGTCGCCGAAAAGGCGCTTGAGGCTTGGATTTCCAAGCTAGTGAGCAGTATTTCAGGCGCTGCAGGGAATGCCAAACGCTGGGGCATCGTGGTCGATACCGGGGCCGTCAAAGACCAGATCATCGAAGCCGTCCGCCTTCTCCAGGCGATCGCCCCCCAATCCGAATGGCTGCGTAAAAAGCAGGTTTTGGCAATCACGGCGGGATCGGGTGGCGAATCGCACCCCGACCAAAAATCCATCGCCCCCCGACAGGAAAAAACATCGCCCCCCGAATCGCACCCCGATCGCAATAGAGAGGGAGAGGGAGAGGGAGATATAAAACCTAAGCAGCAGCATAACCACCGTGGTCAGTCGCGCGCGCTCGAGTCCGTCGACGACGAACCGCCCGAACGCCACGTGCAGGTCGCCGTGCTGCTGCGCGCCCTGGGCGTCGTGCCGATGACCGGATCGCACCCACTGGCCATGGTCTTCGCCAACTCCGGCGCCACCGACGAGCAGCTACGCGCCGCCGTCGACATCGCTCGGGAGCGCAAGCCAGCACCCGAGTCGATCCCTCCGGCCTACCTGCAGACGATCCTCGCCGATGTGCTCAAGCCGCGTGAACCCAAGCCGCAAGCCAATCGCCCACCGCCCCTCCACGCCATGAGCGACGTTCAGCTCAACGCCGAAGGGCGCCGCGTCGGCGCTGGCGAAGCCCGCATGGGCGAGAGCCGGCCCGAGTACATCGCCCGCATCCAAACCGCCATGGCCGCAGCCCAAGGGAGGGCCACCGCATGATGCTCGACCATACCCCGATGAACACGCCCGACGAACCCGCGCACAAGCCCGGCCAGTGCTCCGCGTGGGGCTGCCCGATGTGGGCCGCGATCAAGGTCGGCACGGACTGGATGTGCGCACAGCACGCGTTCGCTGACACGGCGAAGCTGCAGGAGGTCACGCAACGCCTGCGCCAACGGCTGCCGCTGATCCGCACGCTGCACCGTGCCATGCACACGGACCCGTTCGCGTTCGACAAGGAAGGCCAGAACATCGCCGCGGGCGAGCGCATGCGCAAAATCGGGCGCGCCGACTTGGCGCCGATGACCGTGACCTTGGCGCATCCGTACCGCGACCGGCACACCGGCGAAACCGTCGAGCGCAACGTCGTGCAGGACGAGGGGCAGCACTTGGCGCTGTGGGTGCAGCGCATCCATGCCGCGCTGTTCCGCGAGTGCACGAACGGCGTACCGGCACCGCAGCAGCCTGAGACCATCGCGAAGGCGAGCGGGCCGCAGACGGTGGGCGATTTCCTGCCGGAGGTGGCCGCATGAGCCTGCTTTGCCGTCCCCACAGCCCGGGCTACTACTGCGAATTCTGCCGCCCGACTTCCGGTTTTTCGACCGAAGTTGGAGACGCAGAACTGGGTACGCTCGCGCGCCCGCGCGCATTTGCCGCCGCCAACTGCAACGTCCTGGCGCTCGACCTGGGCACGCAATGCGGCTGGGCTGTGGCGACGCGCGAGGGCAAGTTCAGCAGCGGCAGCGACCGGTTTGACCCGAAGCGCTGCGGTGGGCCTGGCAAGCGCTGGCTGTCGTTCCGCGAGTTCCTGACAGCCCGCGCTCGCGAAGCTGGCGGCATCCAGGCCGTGTACTACGAGGACGTGAAAGCCCACGGCCCAGGCGTGCAGGCTGCGCACGTCTACGGCGGCTTCCTAGCCGTGCTCGAACTCTGGTGCGCAGCGAACAACCTGCCGCTCTACGGCGTGGGCGTGGGCACGATCAAGAAGCACGCCACCGGCAAGGGCAACGCCAAGAAGCCAGACATGGTCGCTGCAGCTCAAGCGCTGGGCGTGCGTGTAGTCGACGACAACCAGGCCGACGCGGTAGCGCTGCTGGCCTATGCACTCGACGCGGAACGATGACGCTGCAGCCCTCCGACCTCTGCGTCGACTGGAACGCCGTGTTCCTGCAACTGCAGCGGGAGGGGTACAGCACCCCAGACATCGAGCATTTCACGGGCGTGCCGCGTTCCACGTTTATGGGCTGGAAGAACGGTGGCGCGCAGCCAATCCACTCGACCGGCGAGCGCATGATTGCCTTCTGGTGCCAGGCAACCGGCAAGGTCCGCGAAGATCTGCCCACGCAACGAATCTCGTTTTCCGCAGCCAAGATCGGCCGGTGAGCCTGTCGGGAAACCGACAACGCCAGCCGCCGATACTCGGCCGCAATCAACCCTGACCCTCAGGAGACCTGCAATGCCCCCTCGCGATTTGAAAGTTCAGACCCCCGGTGAAGCGCCGCAGACCGACACGACTGCCGAGGAACTGGAGACGGAAGGCACCACGCCCGACGCCGAGTCCGCTGCCAACGACACGCCGCCGGCTGAAGACCTCGACGCTCTACGTGCACGCATTGCCGAGCTGGAGGTGCAGAACGCCGAGCTGGCTGCGAAAAATGCAGCGCGTGACCCGGTGGCCAACAGCAAGGCAGCAGCCGAAGCGGACGCAGCATATGACCGTGCCTCGCGCTCGATCAGCCGCGCAGACCGCGAGAAGTTCAAGGACATGCGCGCCCATGAGGTCGATCCGACCACGCTGGTGGCCGCTGTGCTCACCAAGGACGGCTGGGTCGCTCCCGACCAGACCGGCCAGAAACCGCGAGGCTGACCATGTGCGGCGGCGGTCCTGATCTCCCCCCGAAGTCCGACCCGACAGCCGAGCGTCAGAAGGCTGACGCTGACGCTGCCGATGCAGCAAACGCCAAGACAGCCGAGCTGCGCCGTTCTCGTCAGCGCTCCAGCCTGCTCGCCGCGGGCGCTGCTGGTGGCACGGGCGGCACGCCGCAGACCAACAGCGTCATGGCGTACGGCAAACAAACTCTCGGCCAGTAGAGACCAACCATGCAGAGCGATTCCCGCGCTACCGATCTTGTGCGCCGGCTGGGCGTCCTGAAAGGCGTCCGGTCCGAGCTGGACATGATTTGGCTCGACTGCTTCGACCACAGCTTTCCGATGCGCGGGAATGGCTTCTTCGGTAACCGCGACGATGCCACCAGCCTGCAAACTAAGCGCGCCAAGCTGCTCGACTCGACCTCCACTGAATCGGGCCGCAGCTTGGCCGCCAACGTGATGGGCGGTGCAACGCCCAGCAATTCACGGTGGTTTGGCTTGTCCGCTGGCAACGACACCGATCTGGAGAAGACCTTCTTCGACGAGTCAGCCGAGACCATCTGGTCGAACATCCACGCCAGCAACTACGACGCCGTGGGCTTCGAGTGCTGCCTCGACATGGTGGGCGCTGGCTGGTTTGTGATGTACATCGACGTGGACCGCGAGGTGGGCGGCTACGTGTTCGAGCAGTGGCCGATCTCTGGCTGCTACCTCGCCGCGTCGAAGCCTGGCGGCTTGGCCGATACGTGCATCCGCACTTATGAACTGACCGTTGAGCAGGTGGTGAACGAGTTCGGGCTGGATAACGTCAGCGACACGACGCGCCAGCTCTACCAGCAAGACAAGCTCGACACCAAGGTGCAGCTCCTGCACTCGATCTACCCGCGCCCCATGTACGCCGTCGGCGCCGTGCGTGCGAAGAACATGCCGTTCGCCTCGTGTCATGTCGAGGTCAACAGCAAGCAAACGCTACGCGAGTCCGGCTACCACGAATGCCCGTTTGTCGCCCCGCGCTGGGTGATCGTGCAGGACACGCCGTACGCCGTGGGCCCGATGTTCGATGCGCTGCCGGACGTGAAGCAGCTCAATCGGCTGGTGTACCTGGAGGACAGCAACGCCGATCTCGCAATCTCGGGCATGTGGATTGCCGAGGACGACGGCGTGCTCAACCCGCGCACCGTGAAGGTTGGACCGCGCAAGATCATCGTCGCTAACTCGGTGGACAGCATGAAGCCGCTGCAGTCGGGCGCGAACTTCGAACTGTCGTTCACGAAGAAGCAGGAATTGCAGGCGCAGATCCGCAAGACGCTGATGGCTGACCAGCTGCAGCCTCAGGATGGGCCGCAGATGACCGCGTACGAGGTGCATGTGCGCGTGCAGCTCATTCGCCAGCTGTTGGGCCCGATCTACGGCCGACTGCAAGCTGAGTGGCTGCAGGGCATGGTGTCGCGCTGCTTTGGACTGGCCTACCGCGCCGGCATCCTGCCGCAGCCGCCTGAGAGCCTGCACAACCGCGAGTTCCGCGTGATCTTCACCAGCCCGAACGCCAAGGCGCAGAAGCTGGAAGACGTGACCGCCATCGAGCGCACGCTGACCTCGGTAGGAACCATTGCAGCGGCCAAGGGTGATCTCAGCGTGTGGGACAACATCGACACCGACGTGGCCATTCGCGTCATCAGCGAAGGTAACGCGGCGCCGGCAAAGATCATGCGCGATCAAGATCAGGTCGCAACGCTGCGCGACCAGCGCGCCCAGCAACAGCAACAGGCCCAGGCACAGCAGGCGCAGACCGAACTCATGCAGCCGGCCGCCCAAGAGATCGCTAAGAACCTGGCCGCAGCATGACCGACCCGACAGCCGATCTCTACAAGCAGATTTTCGAGGATGACCGCCGTGGCGCCGCCATCCTTGAGCACCTGACGCGCATGTTTGCAAGGCCCGCCGTCACCACTGGCGGCATCGACGCGGTGCTGCAGACCTACCACCGGGAGGGCTCGCGCCGCGTGCTCGACCACATCATCAGCCAGATCAACCGGGCCAATGGCGTGCCCACCGACGAAGGAGAATAACCATGGCAGGCAATTCCGATTTCACCCCAGGCGTTGGCTACACCGCCAAACCGCGTCCCGACGAGCGGCTCAAACGCCAGTTCGTTCCGGTCTTTGTGGGGCAACCGCCCGTTGACTTCGGCCGCGATGGTGACCTGAGCATCGACACCACCAACCGCAAGATCTACGAGAAGACTGCAGGCGCCTGGAGCGCGGGCACGGCGTACTGATCGAGACCAACAACAAGGAGAGACAGCATGTTTATGTGGAAACGCTTTCATGTCATGGATCAAGCGGGCGGCGACGGTGCCGCAGGTGGCGGCGCTGCTGGTGCTGCTGCCGGTGATGGTGCTGCGGGCAGTGGCGCTTCTGCTGGGGCTGCTGGCGCTGGTGGTGATGGCGCAGGTACCAGCGCCGGCCAGGGTGCTGGTGCAGGCGCGAGCGTGCTGGAAGTCGGCGCGAACGGCACGCCCACCGAGTTCATGCCTGAGAAGTACCGCGTCAGCAAAGAAGACGGCACCTTCGATCTGGAAGCCTCCAGCCGCAAGCTAGCCGAGGCATACACCAATGCCGAGAAGCGCATCGGCAGCGGCGACATTCCGCCGAAGACCGCCGACGAGTACAGCGTCGCCGTGCCCGATGCGTTCAAGGAATCGTTCGACCCGAAGACCGATCAGGGCTTCAAGGACTTCGCCGGCAAGATGCACGGGCTCGGCCTGACGCAGAAGCAGCTCGACGGCGTGATGGAGTCGTACTTCGAGATGGCGCCGAAGCTGGTGGTTGGTGCTGCTGCGCTCGATGGCGCTGCTGCCAAGACTCAGTTGGAACAGGTTTGGGCTTCACAGGGTGGCTTCGATCATCAGGTGCGCAATGCGTTCCAGGGCGCATCGGCCATCGCAGCCAAGGCCGGCATTCCCATCGACGAGATCATGGCGCCGCAGGGGCTGGGCAACAACGTGCAGTTCCTGCGCATGATGGCCGCCATCGCGCCCGAGTTCTCCGAAGACAGGAGCGCGGGCGGCACGAGCATGGGCAGTGCCAATACCGAAGAGCAGATCAACGAACTGATGATGGGCGAGGCGTACAAGAATCCGCGCCACCCGGACAACGCAAAGGTCAGCGAGCGCGTGCGCCAGTTCTTCGAGAAGAAATACGGCACGGCGGCAGTCGGCTGACACCACCTCCACACCATCCACACGGCCCGCAGACGCGGGCCTTTTTCTTTTCTGTCGGGAAACCGACAGCCCCCCAGCACGAGCATGGCGTCCATCAACTGGCCCGCGTGGCGTGCGGATACCCAGCGAATGCCCTCCATGTCGTGACGCAAGCCGGTCATGCATGGCGACGGTAGGACGGGCCCGGCAACGGACACCCCGAAAGGCGAAACGAATTCCTCACCTTTTGGAGAACTGGACCATGTCCCAGACCATTACCAATGCATTCGTCATCCAGTGGGATACGACGATCCGCCAACAAGCGCAGCAGATGGACTCGCGCTTCGCTGGCGCTGTCACCGACCGCGGCAACATCACTGGCGAGTCGTTCACCATCAACCGCCTGGCACCGCTGGAAGACATGCCCGACAACACCGTGCGCCACGGCGACACCGTGTGGTCGGAAGCCAACCACACCACGCGCATCGCGCTGATGTCCGACTTCTACCAAGCGCTGCCGGTGGACCGCAACGATGAGCCGAAGCTGCTGGCGAACCCGCTGAACGGCACCTACATGCAGTCGCTGATTGCGGCCCACAACCGCAAGAAGGACAAGATCATCTTCAACGCGCTGCTCGGCAACGCGCAGGCGAAGGCCGGCACGCTGATCGCTCTGCCGGCCGGTCAGAAGATCGTTGCGGGTGCCACGGGCTTCACCAAGGCCAAGCTGCTGACGGCGCGCAAGATCTTCCGCAAGAACGAAGCCGACGCCCACAACGGCGAAGAGCTGTTCATCGCCTACAACAGCGAAATGCTGGAAGACATCCTGGCCGACACGACGCTGACCTCGGCCGACTTCTTGGCCGTGAAGATGCTGCAGGACGGCGATGTGTCTGGCAAGTGGATGGGCTTCAACTGGATCGCGTACGAGGCCATCAACCTGGCTGCCGGCACGTATTCCACCGCTGCCTGGGCGAAGTCGGCTGTGCATTTCGGCACCGGCTACACCGAGGGCAAAGCCAGCCGCCGCGCAGACAAGAAGGATCTGATGCAGGTGTCGATGGGTGCGTCCCACGGTGCCGGCCGGGCCGAGGAAGAGAAGGTGGTTCAGATCGACTTCGTCTGATCGAACCCCGGACCTGAACCCACCAGAACTCATAGGAGCCAACCATGGCAGAAACCAATACCGCCCAGGCGGCAAAGCTGGCAGCGAACACGAAGCTGCTGCCGCACGAGAACGCTGGCCGCCAGCGCATCCTCGCCTCGAAAATGCCGGCCGCGTTCGCGCAGCTCGCCATCAACGACACGATTTTCATCGGGCGTATCCCGGTGAACTCGCGTCTGCTCGGTGGCGGCATCGTGAGCTGCGCTGCTGGCACCGCGAGCTGCACGCTGGACATCGGCATCCGTTCGACCAAGACGCAGACGGTCATCAATGCCACCGGCATTGCCACCGCTGTTGATGCGGCTGCGGCCGGCCAGAAGACGGCCAACAACGGTGCATTGATCGCCAACGGCGCCGAGTACGTCACGGCCGAAATGGTGGACGTGTACGCGACGGTCAAGGGCGCGGTGCTCGCGGCCAACCAAGCGCTCAAGTTCGAGATCCCGTACGTCACCGACTAACCGGTATCCCGGCTGTCTCCCTCACCCGCGCGAGCGGGGTTTCCAACCCGGGGCCGCGCGCCCCGGTTTTTTATTGAGGTCCGTGCATGGCAACCGCTGTCTCGATCTGCTCCAACACACTGCAAGCGCTCGGCGCCAAGCCCATCAACTCGTTTGATGAGCGCACGGAGCATGCACGGCTGTGCGCCAACATCTACCCGGATTTGCGCGATGAACTGCTGCGGGCCCATCCGTGGAAGTGCGCCATCAAACGTGTGCAACTGGCACCACTGGCCACCAAACCGGCGTTCGACTTCAACTATCAATTCGAGCTGCCGGGCGACTGGCTGCGCAACATCCAAGTCGGCAACAAGGGCAACGCGCTGGAGTATCGGTTGGAGGGTCGCATGATCCTCGCCAATGTGACTGTGCTGCCGCTGGTCTACATCTGGCGCAACGATGTCGAGCAGTCTTGGCACTCGCATCTCGTGACGCTTGCCGAACTGCTTGTGGGTGGCCGCATCGCCTATGCCGTCACCAAGAGCACGAGTGTGCGCGATAGCTGGCGCGATGAGTATGCGCGGGCGCTCAAGGTCGCCAAGGCCATCGATGGGCAGGACGATCCGCCGGAAGAGTTCGAGGAAGGCACGCTGCTCGAATCCCGCTTCACGACGAGGTAAGCCATGCCGCGCATCACGATCGATCAAACCAACTTCACGGCCGGCGAGATCTCGCCCAAGGTGTTCGGGCGCGTGGATGTTTCGCGCTATCAGAACGGCGCCGAGTCCCTGGAGAACTGCGTGGTCAACATCCACGGGGGAGCACAGCGGCGTGATGGAACGCTCTTCGTGGCTGCCGCGAAGTACACAACCCACAAGAGCCGTCTAATTCCCTTCGTGTTCTCGCGCACGCAGGCCTACATGCTTGAGTTCGGCCATCTCTATGTGCGCTTCTATCTCGCCAGCGGCGGACAGATCGTCTCGGGTGGTGTGCCGTATGAGCTGCCGTCGCCGTATACCGAAGATCAAGTGCAGGTACTGGATTTCGCGCAGGGCGCCGATACGCTGCTTATCTTCCATGAGAATGTCCCGACCTACTCGCTACGCCGGCTCGCCTCCGATAGCTGGACGTTACAGCCCGCACCGTTCAGCGTGATCCCGTTCGACGAGACGGGCCACCGGTTTGCCACGACGCTCACGCTCTCCGACAAGACCATCGGGCCAGGGCGCACGGCTACTGCAGGGACTGGGGTGTTCTTCGCTACAGACGTGGGGCGACGCATCACTGCACAGGGGTCGGGCCTGGCCATGATCACGGCCTACACCAACGCCACCACCGTCACGATCGAGGTTCAGGAAGGCTTCGGCTCTACCGCGCTCTCGGCTAATGCATGGCTGCTGGAGGACACGCCTCAGGGGTCCATCACCCCGTCGGCGCAGAAGCCGGTCGGCACGCCGGTGAATCTGGACTTTGGCGCAGGCGTGAGCGGCTGGCGACCCGAGGACGTTGGTAAGTTCGTCGACATCAACGGTGGCCTAGTACAGATCACCAGCTTCACGTCAAACACGTCTGTTGCCGGCGTCATCAAGAAGGAGCTGACCGCCACCGTTGCGGCACCGGCAAACTCATGGGTGCTGAACGGGCCAGTCTGGAACGCGAACGACGGCTATCCCCGATGTGGAGCGTTCTACGAGCAACGCCTGATCGCAGCAGGCTCGCCGCGCTACCCGCAGACGATCTGGGGCAGCCGCACGGCTATCTACTTCGATTTCACCCAGGGCACAGACGACGACGAGGGGTTTTCCTTCACACTGCCGGCCACGGGCGAGATCAACCCCATCAACCGCATGACTTCGTCGAACGTGCTCATACCGTTCACGAATGGTGCCGAGTTCACACTGTATGGCGGCGTCGAGAAGCCACTGACCCCCACCAACCCGCAATGCAAGGCGCGCTCGGCATTCGGCACGTCCGACATCAAGCCGGTCAAGATCGGCACCGAAATTCTGTTCGTGCAGCGTGCGGGCAAGAAAGTGCGCGCCGTCTCGTATGACCCGGACACCTACAGCTACAAGGCGCCCGATCTGACGGTTCTGGCAGAGCACATCACGCGGGCCGGCTTGAAGGAAATCGCCTATCAGCAGGAGCCGCGCTCTGTGCTCTGGGGCGTTCGCAATGACGGCGTGATGACAACGCTCACGTTTGACCGCGACGAAGGCGTGACCGCGTGGACGCCACAGACCACCGACGGCCTCTATGAATCCGTGGCGACGTTGCCTAACCCAGATGGCAATGAGACCTGGGCCATCGTGCAGCGGACGATCAACGGGGCTACCAAGCGCTACATCGAGCGGTTCGATCCGACGTATTACACCGATTGTGCCATCAAGGGCACGAGCGCATTGCCTACCGATGTATGGGCTGGCCTTGCCCATCTGGAGGGCAAAACGGTGCAGGTGAAGGCTGACGGCACCTACGTGGGCGAATTCACCGTGATCGGCGGCAGTGTCACGCTACCCCGCACTGCGTCTGCGGTGGAGATCGGACTGAAGTTCGAGAGCCGCATCAAGTTCCTGCGTCCCGAGATCCAGACGGGAGAGGGCAGCGCACAGGGCAACGCCATGAGCACCAGCGAAGTGACGCCGCTGTTTCTTGGCACCACCGGCTGCCTTGTGGATACCGGCGATCTCGATCCGAACTACGTGGAAATAGAGATTCCCTTCCGGCACTTTGGGGAGGGCTTGCTTGATCTGCCGCCTGATGTCGTTGATGGCTTTGACACGATCGGCGTGCTGGGTTGGCAGCGCGGCGAAGCGCCGCTGACGCTCCTTCAGGATCAGCCGTATCCGTTCCATGTGCTGGCGCTGGTTCGCAAATTCACGGTGAACTCATGAGCATCCGCATTGCAACAGCCGAGGATGTGCCTCGCATCGTCGAACTGGGTGCAGAGATGCACGCCGAGTCGCCACGCTGGTCGCGTATTCCGTTCAACCCGGTGCGCGCGGCCGGCACGATGGGCGATGTGATCACCAGTCCTGACGGTGTGGCCTTCCTGTACGAGCGCGACGGCGTGGTGGTGGGCGGCATCGCCGGCACGCTGCAGCCGCATTGGGCATGCGATGCATCGCTCGCGCATGAAACGGCCTTCTTCGTTGATCGTGAGCACCGTGGAGGCATGGCGGCCACGCGCCTCATCTGCGCGCTGGTTGCCTGGGGCCGCATCAAGGGTGCCGCATGGCTGCATGCTGGCACATCCACCGGTCTCGATCCCGAAATGGTCGCCCAGCTCTACGAGCGCCTGGGCTTTGTGCGCTGTACCATTGGACTGGAGTACCACTATGAATGACATGAGCGTGCGCCACGCCACGGTCGCTGAGATCGAAGAGGCGCCGAACCTGGCCGCATTGCTGGCCGAATACGCCGCCGAGTCGGCAAACGACGAGATCGGCTCGGCGAACCCACAGATCGATACCTACAAGGCCATGGAAGGGATGGGCCTGCTCCAGGCGTTCGGCGCGTACTGCGGCCGTGATCTGGTCGGCTTCCTGTTCCTGCTGCTGCCGGTGCTGCCCCACTTCGGGCGCAAGGTCGGCGTCACCGAGTCCTACTTCGTCGCTTCCCATTACCGCAGCACGGGCGCTGGCCTAGCGCTGCTGCGCGAGGCGGAGAAGGCATCGGAGGCAGCCGGCGGCGCAGGCGTGCTGGTGAGCGCTCCAGTTGACGGGATTCTTTCCCGCGTGCTTCCCGGTGTCGGATACCGCGAAACGAACCGCGTGTTCTTCAAGGGGTTCAAATGACCAACCTCGTTCCCAACCGGCTGGACATCAAGCCGATGACGCCTCAGGCAATCGCCCGCGTGGCCGAGCTGGAAAAGCTCAACCTCCAGCGTCCGCAGGTGGAGATTCACACGCACCACGTGCTGCATGCCGGGCTGTACGCGCGCACGATCACGATTCCCGCCAGCGTGCTGCTGACCGGCGCGCTGGTGAAGCGCTCGACGCTGCTGGTGATATGTGGAGACGTGCTGGTCTCGCGCGGCGAAGATGACGGCGTGCGCATCACCGGCACAGCGGTAATTCCTGCCAGCGCTGGCCGCAAGCAGGCGTTCCTCGCCTACGCCGATACCACAGTCACCATGGCCTTTCCCACGCAGGCCACCACCATCGAGCAGGCCGAAGCCGAGTTCACCGACGACACCGAATTGCTGATGTCGCGGCGCGATCCTGACCTCAACACCATCATCATCACGGGAGAGTAGCCATGTCCGGAGGCATTTCTGCAAGTACCGTCGCCATGGTTGCGGTCGCGGCATCGTCTGCTATCGCAGCTGGCGCGGCGATCTATTCGGGGCAGCAGCAGAAGAAGGTGGCCGATGCGAACGCCGAGTTGGCGAGTCGGCAAGCCGAGCAGGATCAAGATGCTGCGGTGGCGCAGGCCGAGAAGATCCGTAAGGCTGCGCGCATTCAGCAGGCCGAGGCCACTGCCAATCTCGCGGCGTCTGGCGTCTCTGTCGGCGCCGGCACACCGCTGCGCATCAGCAACGAGATCTACAAGAACTCCGAGCAGGACGCCTATCAAACCATCCTGAGCGGCAATCGCGCGTACACCGCCGGGCAGGCACAGTCCGGCCTATACAGCTCACAGGGCAACGCTGCAGAAACGTCGGGCTACCTCAACGCAGGCGCATCTCTTCTGTCCGGAGCATCCACCGCCATGCGTGCGGGATGGCAGGCGCGCGCACGTACTACCGGCACGGGGTCGATCCAATGAAAATCAGTCTCGGCAACTTCGGGAACGCCGTCGCGCAGCCGTCGCCGCGCATCAACGTGCCGAACTCTGGCGCGATGGTCGGGGAAGCGGCTGGCCGGCTCGCGCAGGCAGGGGAGAGCCTCGGCGCGGTCATGGCCGAGAAGGATCAAGTGCAGCGCCGAGCCGATGCTGCGCTCACGATGGCGCAGCTTGATAACGACCTGCACGACGCGCACGACACTGTCGGGCGGCAGCTCGCGAGTGGTGACGTATCGGCATCTGATGCGATCACGACCTACCGAAAGCAGGTGCAGGATCTGCAGAATCAGCGTCTGGAAGGCATCGACCCAGAGACGCGCAAGCTGATCGAGCCGAACGTCGTGCGCACGTCTGGCTCGCTGGAGCGCAACCTGCAGGGGCTGGTGGTGAAGCGCCAGCAGTCGGATATCGCATCGAGCCTGAACAACCTAGATGAGCAGTTCCAGCGCAGCGCCATGCGCGACCTGCCGAACGCGATCACCAACTACAGCGCCGCGGTCGACCAGCTCGGCCCGCAGGCTGGCTTGACGCCCGCGCAGATGCAGAAGGCCAAACAGTCTTTCACCGAGAAGGCGACCTACAACTTCGCCAATGCCACGCTGGAAGGCGCCGCACAGACCGGCGACTTGTCTATCGTGCGTGCCGCGCGCGAGAAGCTGCAGGGGCCGGACGGCGAGCCCATCGATCCTGCCAAGCGCACGGCACTCATTACCAAGGCATACGGCTACGAGAACGGCATCCTGGCGCAGAACCAACGCGATGCCGACAAGGCCGCACGTGAGCAGCAGGCGCGTGAGAACGCGGCCACTGATGCCTACAACAGCGCATTTGACCTGATGTCGAAGGGCCGCTATCTGTCCAAGGAGGCGATCAGCGACCTCGCCACCACCACGGCCGGCACGAAGATGGCAGGCGCAGCGCAGGAACTGGTGAAAGGACAAGCGCAGGTTGCTGGGTTCGCTTCACTGTCTCTTCCGCAGCAGGCCGCCGTGCTGGAGCGCGGCAATGCCGCAGGCAGTGATCCGAACGTGGGCGTCAACCCGACCGAGCAGAAGGTGCAGGAGCAGTTGAAGCGCATCCACGACGAGAGCGTGAAGGCGTACAAGGAGAATCCCTGGCAGGCGGCGCAGGAACGTGGGGTGATTCAGGATGCGCCGCAGGTGGCCTTGAATAATGTGCAGGATGCGCAGTCCGTGCTCTCGCAGCGCATGCGCGACATCGGCGTGGTGGAGGTGGCGGCCGGCAACAAGGTCTCGCCGCTGCAGCCTGACGAGGCATCGCAGATCGGCCGCCTGGTGCGCGCACTGCCGCCAGACCAGCAAGCCAGCGCACTGGCAGCGTTCGGCCAGATCGTGGGCGATCCTGACCGCTTAGCATCCCTTGCCAAGCAGTTCGGTGACAAGGACAACGTCTTGGGCGTGGCGATGAGCTACGCCAACGCCAAGACAACGCAGGGCCGTTACACCTCCGAGCTGATCCTGCGCGGCGAGCGCGCTCTCAAGGACAATGCCATCACCATCGACAGCCACAAGGAGACTGGCTGGAAGGGTGAGATCAGCAAGACGATTGGCGACGCCATCCCCGATCAGAACCTGGACCGTGCCTCGAAGCAGGCGGCCTACCTCATCATGGCCGGCATGGCGGCCGGCGGTGATACGCCGGACGTGAAGCGCGCGGTCGGCATGGCGATTGGCAACATCGCAGACCAGCGCGACGGTTCTAAGGTGCCGATGCCTTATGGCATGAAGGAAGACACTTTCCGCGACCGCATCAAGGCCATCACACCTGCTGACCTGGCCGCGCAGGGTGCCGTGGGCGGCTCGGTGTTCGTCGGCAAGCAGGCCGTGCCGCTCGATACGTTCGTGAAGCAGTTACCGGACGCATCCCTTATGCATGCCGGCCAGGGCCGATACGCCATCAAGGCGGGATCCGGCATCGTCACCCTGTCGCCCGGCGGCCAACCTCTCATCATTCGGGTGCCGCAATGATCGACAGCATCTACCAGGATCAGACCGATCAGGTTCTGCAGGATCGCATCGACCGTCCGCTGCCGCCCCCGACATCGCCCGGGCGCGGTTTCTGGTCGACGGTGGGCCGCACGGCTGCCGCGCCAGTGGTGGGCGTCGCCGCTGGTGCCACTGAGTCGGCAGGGTTCGGCGCTGACCAGCTCGGCGCGTTCGGCCAGATCACTGCTGGCTACGCCACGCAGGCAGACCCGGCGCGCCTGTTCGACCCGATGACGAAGCCCGAGCAGGAGCAATCCGCCGAGGCGCGCGAGGCCGTACAGTCTGGCGAGGCATTCAGCACGCCGCTCGGCACATCGTTGCGCGCCGCCGCGAAGGACATGACACCAGATGCGCAGACCTCGAACGCTGTCGAGCGGCTGCTCTTTGGCTTTACGAAGTTGGGCGTCAAGGCGGTCGGCTACTCCGCGCTGGGCGGCCCAGTGCCTGGCGCGGTGATGACGGCAGCCGATGAGGCCACGGCCGAGGCCGAGCGCCTGAAAGCCGAGGGTGTAGATCCCACCACACGCATGAAGGCTGGCTTGGTTCAGGGTGTTGGCGCTGGCCTAGGCGTTGTGGCGCCTATGGCTGGCAAGACGGCCGTGCAGACCGCCGCACTGGTCCTTGCCAGCGGCCCGGGTGCATACATCGCCCAGCAGGCGGCCACACGGGCGATCCTGCGGGATGCCAACTACAAGGACATTGCCGAGCAGTACGATCCGTTTGACCCGGTGGCCCTGGCCGTCTCCACGCTGGTACCCGCCGGCTTCGGCGCGCTGCACATGCGCGCAGCGGCCAAGGCACCCACCACGCCCGCCGCTGGCGACATGGCTGCCGCGCGGGCGTTGGTCGACATGGGCATGAACGAGCGCAAGGCGCTGCGCTATGACGATGCGCGGCTCGATGCCTATGCGGTTACCGCTGCCCAGCGCGAAGGTATCCCGCCCGAAGCGCTACTTGCCATCAAGAACGCGGGCGAGCGATCTAGCAGCAGCATGGCGACCTCTCCGGTCGGGGCCAAGGGCATCATGCAGTTCATGGATGCCACTTGGTCGCAGTACGGCAAGAGTGGCGACGTGCGCGACCCGGTGGCGAACATCGATGCTGCCGCGCGCTACATGAAAGACCTGATTGCCCAGTACGACGGCAACGTGCGCGCGGCCATCGCGCACTACAACGGCGGCGGCAAAGCTGGTCGGGCGATCATGGAGGGCCGTCTGCCGCCGCAGGCAGAGACTGCCCGCTACGTGCGCGCCACCGACGACTACATGGCCGCGCACGCTGGTGATGCCGCTGGCCGGGCTGCTGCTGGAGATCCCGATGCGGTAGCCGCCGCCCGCGTGCAGCAGGTGCGCGATACGGTGGAGTCGTGGAACCTGGGCAAGCCTGACGACGTGGCCGCCGCCACCGATCACCTGAATGCCTTCCTCAAAGCGTCCGATCAGCTGGGCGCGGGCAACCGGGTGGACGTTACCGACATCCTGAGCACTGACACGCTGTCGCATGCGCGTGTACTCGACACCATGATCGAGCGGATGCAGGCCAGCCGGGCCGACATGCTTGGCGAGGCGGGGAACGCAGCGCAGGCCGGCGAGATTCGGCAGGTTCGCCAGCAGTTGGAAGCCCTTCAGAGCAAGCCTGTGGCCATGGATGACGCCGCTCTGCGCGACCTGGCGAAGGAAATCCAGCAGCAAGGCGACGGGCGTGTCAGCTACAAGCAGGCGCTGGCGCAGGCTACCGAGCAAACGCAGGCTGCCTTTTCCGACCAGTCAGCGCAGATTCAGCGCCTGCAGGGAATCATCGAGCGCAATCAGGTGGCAGAGCAGGCACGCCAGCACGTTGCCGCGCTCGACGAGCAGATCACCGGGGCACGCGCCGCCCGCGCAGCGCTGGACGCTCCTGCCACCGGACTGCGGCCGACAGCCCAAGCATCTCGCACAGCGGTGCGAGAAACAGCGCGACCTGCCGAGCCCGCCCGTGCCGCCGCAGAACCTGCGCGCGCTGGCGAGACAGAGCCCGCGAAGGCCGGAGCGGAAGCGCCGAAACCTGCAACGGAAACCGGCCAAGGTGCGACGGCGCCCGCAGAAGGCGCACCGCAGGCCATGGCTGCTGCCGATTCCCAGGTCGCGGAGATTGCCCGACTGTCGCCCGACCTGATGGTCGAACTCGACGGCATGGAGCCGATGCGGGTTGGTGATCTGCTGGAGAGGGTGAAGCAGGAGGCTGCGCAGGAGAAGGCAGACGCGCCGCTGTTGGAGGTTGCCGCCGAGTGTTTTCTGCGCAGCGCCTAGTCGGCCACCAGGAAGATGATGGAGCCGACCATGCCCAGCGCGAACAGCACCGCCATGATGAGCCAGTATTCGCGGCCAGCCCGCGCTGCTGCGCGCAACCGTGCCGCCGGCGTGCCGCTGGTCATCTGCGCCACCAGGGCTGGGATGACGCCTGCAGCCCAGATGCACACCGCCACCACCACCGCCCAATGCTGGGGTGGCAGCCAGCGCGCCAGCATGCCCAGCGCGACGATGCCTCCGAACAGCCATACCAAACCGATGATGTCGAGCACGAACATGATGGGAGCCCAGACGCGATGAAAGCTCATTGTATCCAAGCCGTGAACCAAGCCGCCGGGCGTGAACTCTCTGCCGCAGAAATCCAGCGCATCGAGGACCGTGTTGCCGGAACCATGCGCGACATGGCCCGGCGCGACCCGGCCGCCTGGCGAGCCATGTCCGCCGACCAGCGTGTGATTGACGCTTCGCGCGAGGCCATGTCCAACATCCAGCGCGAGGCCGACCTGAAAGTGCAGCGCGCTCAACTCCAAATCCTCAAGACGGCAGCCACCGAGCAGCGCATCGGTGACACGCTTGCGGCCGGCCACAAGGAACGCAGCGGCGCTCTGGTGCACGACATCGAGCAGTCGCAGGGCTACGTTCAGTCGATCAAGCACGAGAGCATGGGCCACCTGATGGACTTGGTGGACGCGGTGAAGAGCCGCGAAGGTGCGGGCCCGCTGCGCCGCCTCACCATGTTCCTGTTCGACACGGACAACCCGCGCATGACCCGCGACCTGGCGCGCGAGATGTTCAGCAAAGCCGACGGCAGCAGCGGCAACAAGACGGCACAGGCCGGCGCCCGTGCGTGGCTCGACACCATCAACGGCATGCGCGAGCGCTTCAATCGTTCCGGTGGCGACGTGGGCCAGCTCGACTATGGCTACATCCCACAGCCGCACGACCAGATGCGCGTGCGCGGCAAGGGCGACACCGCAGCGCGCGATGCCTGGGTCGAGAAGACTTTGCCGCTGCTTGATCGCCGCCAGTATCTGAACGAGGACGGCACCGGCATGGGCGATGCCCAGGTGACAACGTTCCTGCAAAATGCCTGGGAAACCATCGCGTCGGGTGGTCTGAACAAGAGCGAGCCCGGCGCGCGGCCAGAAGCAGGCGCTGGCATGCGCGCCAACAAGGGCAGCGAGTCGCGCCAGATCCACTTCAAGGACGCGGAGAGCTATCTGACCTATATGTCGCAGTACGGCGCCGGAAGCATGTATGACGCGATGTCGTCGCACGTGGGCGGCATGGCCCGCTCGATCGGACTGGTGGAGCGCTACGGCCCGAACCCGAATGCGCAGATGCGCTTGCAGATGGATCTTGCCGAGCGCGCCGACGGCGGCATCAAGCGCTCGTTTGGCCTTCGCCCGCAAAGCTACTGGGACGTGGTGAATGGCACGGCCAGCACTGCGCAGGATGCGCGCATCGCGTTGGTGGCCATGACCGCCCGCAACATCGAGACCTTTGGCAAGCTGCAGAGCGCGCTGCTCGCCAGCCTCACCGACCTGCACACCTTCTTCGTCACCACCGGCTTCAACAAGCTCTCCTACTGGCAGGCCATGAAGGACGTGGCGAGCACCACCGCAAGCAAGGACACGCGCGATTTCCTGACCATGCACGGCATCATTGCCGAGTCGATGGCCGGCGACCTGAACCGCTGGGCAGGCGACAACATCCGCAACAACTGGTCGGGCCGACTAGCGAACAGCACCATGAAGGTGTCGCTGCTGACCGCATGGACAGACAGCCTACGGCGCGGCTTCTCGCTGACCATGATGCGCGGCATGGCGAAGCTGGCCGAGACAGATTGGAAGGCGCTCACCGAGTACGATCGCTGGCGCATGGAGCATGCCGGCATCACCGAGGCCGACTGGGGCGTCATCCGGCAAGCGCAGCTCACCGAGCACAATGGCGCCCACTTCCTGACGCCCGAGGCAATCCGTTCCACCGGACATGAGCGCGTTGACGAGATCACTACGAAGGTGCTCAACCTCATCACTGATGAGTCGGAGCATGCGGTGCTGAACCCCGACCTCGCCACTCGCGCGATCACTACCGGCGGCGGTGCGCAGCGGGGCACGGTGCGCGGCGAGCTGGCGCGAGCAGTCATGCAGTTCAAGGCGTTCCCCATTGCGCTGATCTCGCGTCACTGGCGCCGCATGCTGGACACGCCGCAGGGCTTGGAGGGCGCGCCGATCATGGCGAACCGGTTGGCGTACGGTGCGGCGTTCATGCTCTCGTCCGCAGCGCTGGGTGCGATCGCCTTCCAGGCCAAGCAAATCGTGCAGGGCAAGGATCCGATCGACATGACGGAGCCCAAGTTCTGGCTGCGCGCGCTGGCACAGGGCGGTGGCCTAGGTATCGTGGGCGACTTCCTGCTGACCGACCCGACACAGAGTCCGGGCGACGCGGCGGCCAATGCCTTCAAGTCGGCAGCCGGGCCAATAGCAGGCTCCATGGCAGACGTTGGCCTCAAGCTCGGCATTGCCAACATCTACAAAGCAGCCAACGGCAAGGAGACGCATGCAGCAGCCGAAGCGCTGAATATCACGCGCTCGCATCTTCCGTACGTGAATCTCTGGTACGCGAAAGCGGCCATCGACCATATGGGCATGCATGCCTTGCAAGAGAACCTGTCGCCCGGCTACCTTTCCCGTATGAAGCAGCGCGCGCAACAGGACTTCAAGCAGGGGTATTGGTGGCAGCCCGGCACCGGTGGCCCAGATCGCGCACCGGACCTTGGCGCTGCTGTGGGGAACTGATATGCGACAAGACCAATACGAGCGCTTGCAGGCGCTGACTGAGAAGCTGACCGACGTGTTTCTCGATGAGGCCAACCCGGAGACGTGGCCGGGCAAGGGATTGGAGGCAAGTGCCATGGATCAGCAGACGCGCGGTGATCGCTACTGGGTGAAGAAGAACGCCGCGGCCACGCTCACCGTCATCATGAAGACCACGTCACTGATCGGCGTGATCCAGCAGCGCAGCGCTGCCGGTACCCCGGATGGTGTGCCGCCTCTGGAAAGCGATGAGCCTGACGGGCTGGATGGCGAGATCCGCGCGGCCGAGAAGGAAGCCACACGCCTGCTCAACAAACTCGGCACCGCCGCCAGCAAGGATGCGTTCGACAAGCGAGTCCATGGCAAATAAGCGCATCAGCTTCCTGGCTTTCTTCCTGATTTGGGCGAAGGTCATGGGGTGGACCGTTCCCACCTTGCACGTGCGTATGTGCCACTGGTTGGAGTTCTGCGACGATCCGGTGCGCGTGATGATGGTGTTCCGGGGCGCCGCCAAGTCCACGCTCTACGCTGTCTACAAGGCGTGGCAGCTCTATTGCGATCCAACATGGGTGTCGCTGATCTGGGCAGCCGACGGGCCGCTCTCCAAGAAGCTGACGCGCGACACCATCAACGTGCTGCGCCGTCACCCGCTGTGCGTGGGCATGCTGCCGACAAAGCCCGGCGCGCAGATGTTCTGGGTGAACGGTGCCAACGATGCGCGCAACGCCAGCATGACGGCCGTGGGCGTCAACCAGAACGTGACATCTGCCCGCGCGCGCGACATTGACTACGACGACGTCGAAGTGCCGAAGAACATTCGTACCGCCGAGGCACGCGAGAACCTGCGCGCGAAGATCCAGGAATCGACCTTCATTCTCGTGCCGGGAGGTCGTGAGACCTATATCGGCACGCCGCACACGCACGACTCCATCTATCCCGAGCAGGTTGCGGCCGGTGCGGCACTGCTAAAAATCCCGCTATTCGAAAGCGCCATCCGGTACGAAGACACCGACAAACGCACGCGTTACGCCTTCCCATTCGATCCAGGCGCCGATGGCCTCTACGTCATGCTGGGCATCCACAAGACAGCGCGGATGCTTAAGGAGGAAGACGACTACACGGTCGATGGCCGATCCATCATCTTCACACAGCCGCCTAGCGCCGTGCTCGACATCTACGCCAGATGTGCATGGCCTGAACGTTTCACCAGGGCGGACATCGAGAAGCGCCGCAAGAAAACCCGGACGCTCAACTACTGGGACTCACAGTACATGCTCGAAGCCAAGCCAATCACCGAGTGCCGGCTCGATCCCGAGCACATCAAGGCATACGACATGCACCCGCGCGTCGAGCTGGCAAATAAGGCTGTGCGCATGATGCTCGGCAGCGTTCAGATCGTGAGTGGCCGCGCGTACTGGGATCCGGCCAAGGGCAAGATCGGCGGCGATACGTCGGCCTTCTCGTTGATGCTGGACGACGGTTTCGGCAACCACTACTGGCATGTGGCCCAAGGACTGGTTGGCGAGATGGCCGAGTTCGACGACAGCCGGAACACCAGGATCATCGGTGGCCAGGTGATGCAGATCGCTGAGCTGGTGCGTCGCTTCAACATCGTGCACGTCACCGTCGAAACCAACGGGCTCGGTGCGTTCATGCCCAAGCTTCTGCTTCGCGCATTGAAGCAAGAGGGCTTGCGCTGTGGAGTGAAGGAATACACCGCGAAGAGCAACAAGAACGAGCGCATCCTCGCGGCCCTTGAACCTCCCATGAAGTCGGGAGTGCTGTGGGCACACGTCGATGTTCTGAACGGCCCGATGTGGGATGAAATGAAAGACTGGAATCCGGCCATCAAGGAGCAACCTGACGGCTACCTCGATTCAGGTGCAGGCGCGCTGCTGGAATCACCGGTCCGCATCAGCCACGTTGTCGGGAAACCGACAGCCCATCACGACAAAGATTGGCGCCAATCGTCGGGGGTTCATGAGGTGACCTTCGAGAACTAGCGCCGTCTCTCTGGCGGCGCCTTACAAAGGCCGCCGCCCATGTCCGTACCTGATCAAAGCACGATTTTTCCCTACGTTGGCAACGGTGTAACTACCACCTTTGCCTATGGGTGCTATCTGCTCTCTGCTGACGACTTGATCGTGACGATCAATGGCGTTGAGATAACTACCGGCTTCACTGTGAATGGTATCGGCAGCCAATCAGGTGGGGCCGTGATCTTCAACACGCCGCCTGCGAACGGCGTGAAGATCGTGCTCTATCGCAGTATTGCGGTCAAACGTGATACCGACTATCAGCGTAACGGCGATTTCCGATCTGACACAGTCAATCGGGATTTTGACCGTCTATGGATGGCGCTCCAAGACAACCGCCGCGACAAGCTCAGCTCTCTTCGTTATCCGATAGCCGAGAATCTGGATGGCGAACTTCCCACCTTTGGTTCGCGTCTTGGAATGATGCTCGGCTTCGATCCAGTAGACGGCCGTGCAACCATGATCCCTCTGCCTTCTTCTATTGGTGCGGGTGATCGTATCCCTTTCAATCTCGTATCTGGAGTGGATTTCAACCCCGGCGATGCAGTACTCGCATTGCCCCGAGTTCCAGGATCACAAGGGAATATCGAGGTCAACTTCGATGGCGTGCCGCAAGATTTCACCCAGTGGAGCGTGGCAGGTAACGCCCTCACCATTCCTGGAGGTGTTTCCAGTTTCGTGACTCGCGTGTGGGGATACATTGGCACCACTCTGTCGGCAACGATACCGCCTAACCGCTCAGTTGGTGAAGATCAACTAGTCTGGGGCGATTCGATTCAGCGTGTCTGTAAAACGATCGCGGAAGTTCTCACGCTCGACACCACGGTTTATACCCGTGCGTTTGCGTTGGGATATTCGACGGCCGGTGATGATGGTGGTGGTCATCTGTGGTTTGATGCCGATGATAACGTCTCGGTTCCCAACGGTGGCACGATCTTCAACGGGCCAAATGGTGGCCGGTGGAAACGCGCGAATACCACCGTTCTCTCTCTGCTCGAATTTGGCGCTAAGAACACTGGGAATATTGCTGATGCAGCGACTAACACCGATGCGATCCAGCGCGCTATGACGTGGGCTTCCTCTGGTGGCAAGTTGCTACGCTCGCCAGCAGGGCTATATACCATGTCGGCCGGTGTTTCTATTGTTCTGAATAATGGCACTGGCATTGGGGTTGGCGGCCTTCGCCTGACGTTTGTAGGTGATGGCCCCGGGAGCACTTGCTTCCAATATGCTGGAGCCGCTGCGCCGACGTTGTTCTCGTTCACTGGCGCTTACGCAGATCGCCTTCTATTAGAAGGCTTCCGAGTTCAGCATACGGATCAAGCATCGGTTACCAACAATGGTATCGGTATCGCTATCATCGGCCAGGTCAACACTGCTGTTCGAGATGTACACGTCTTCCGCATGACTACCGGCATTCGGTGCGTCGACATCAATGCATGTGAGTTCGATAGCGTCTACCTTGGCTACAACTATCAGGGCCTGACAGCACAGATCGGAACGACCACCTACCCGAATGCTTTGGTGTTCCGCAATCTGTATCTGATGAGCAACTACCAATACGGTGCGGTCATCAATTCCGGCGTCACTGTTACTTTTGATGGCGGTTCTGTTGAGGGTAATGGCGTCGATGCTAGTGGTGCCGTGCAACCTGGCGCGGCGGGGATTGCCTTCTCCAACAATGGAGTGAACGGCTCTGCATCGCTGCGTGTCCTTGGCACCTACTTCGAGGGCAACTCTGGATCTGCCGACGTTTACATTACCCACAACGCGATAGGCACGTACGTCTTCCAGGGCAATACTTTCAACCGCATCGATTCGACAAAGTTTGTTTCTAATAACGTGGTGATCGATATGTCTGCGCTCGGCGCAGGTTCTGCGCCCTGCAAAGTCGAATGGAGTGGCAATGGATTCTGGCGAGGTGGATCGTATGCCGTCGATCCTTCTCGTCGATATGTTGCCTACCTGATGGGCGCGAGCTTCGATCAGCTCTATATCGACGATGACGGCACGAACAACTATCAGGATGCTGCTGAGGTTCCGAGTATTCATCCTGTGCGAGCGGCTCAATACGGTGCTTTCTCACAACTGCAAGCGCAGGCGTATGTCGTGGGCGCTTCGGGGACGATGACTAGCAACCGCGGCATTTCATCCATCTCTCGAGTAAGTGCAGGTGTCTACAACGTGGTGTTCGCGCGCCCGCTCGGCGGAACGCCGATGATCTCTGTTGCTCTTGGCAATGGGCAAATGTCGTGGTCGTACTCGAACCTCACGGCCAACAGCGTGACGATCAACACATTCAGCGCGAACGTTCCGACTGATCCTCTCAGCTTCCAACTGCTCGCGTTCCCGGGGGTATAAGCACATGAAGAAGTTCCTGATTCTGACGCTCGCTGCGCTCTCAATGGTCTGCAGCGCGCAGACCAAGACGCCAATCCAGCTCTTGAACCCGGCGGGGTCTGCCTCTGGGCAGGCTATTGTCTCGACCGGGCCGAGCACAGCGCCGTATTGGGGCAACATCGGCGCAGGCTCGCTTTCCCCCATCGCAGCAAACTCGCTGCTCGGAAACGCGACGGGCTCCAGCGCATCTCCCGCTGCGGTGCCTGTCCCGAGTTGCAGCACCAGTTCCAGCGCTCTGCGATGGACGAGCGCGAGCGGATTCAACTGCAACACCGCTATCAATGCGTCCACGCTGGGCAGTGCGACATTCGCAGCGCCGGGGGCGATCGGTAGCACGACCCCTGGAAGCGGCGCATTCACTACGCTCAGCACGACTAGCACCGCTACGCTCAGCGCGATTTCTACCAGCACTGCGACCATCAGCGGCGGCACGATCAACGGCACGAGCGTTGGGGCTACGACGGCATCCACTGGTCGCTTCACCACTGTGCAAGCGACCAGCTTGATCACGCCATCGAGCACTTCTGGCATCGTTGGAACATCTACCAATGACAATGCAGTGTCGGGTAGCTGGGGCGAATACGCGAGCAATTCAACTTCCGGGACTTCCCTTACTTCCAGCACATCTGCCAACTGCACATCCATATCGCTCACAGCTGGTGATTGGGATGTTTCCGGTACGGTGTTCTTTAGCCCGGCCGGCTCCACCACGATCTCTTCTATCAATGCCGGGGTGAGCACGACATCCGGAACGCTTCCTGCGCAGAGTGGTCTCGCATCCTTGTATGCAACGCTGACGACAGGCAACGGCCAAAGCATGATGGCTCCGATCTCACGGGTCAGCATCGCCTCTACTACCACCGTGTACATGGTCGGCCAATCGACGTTCGGCACCAGCACCATGACTTGCAACGGATTCATTCGCGCGCGGCGCGTTCGTTGAGGGAATTGACATGGACGCACAAGTCACACGCCCCCGCTGGATCGACACGAAGATCAATGTGCAATCGCTGGTGAGCGCTGCCATCGGTGCTGCGGTAATGGCGACGGCTGGTTGGTTCGCTCTGGTGGGGCGTGTGCAAGCCCTGGAGCAGACCGACAAAGAGCATGAGCGCCACTTCACGAACATCGAAACCAGCATCCGTCAGCAGCGCGACGACACCACGCAGAAGCTCAACGATATTGGCGGCGACGTGAAGGACATCCGCCGTTACCTCATGGACAACGCCGCCGGCGCGCGGCCAGACTTCAAGCGGTGGACGAAATGAAATTGACCCTCGCAGACAACTGGCGCCAACTCTACAAGCGCGGCACCGTTATCACGGCAGCGCTGTTCGCTACCATCATCGCGGTTGGACCGGCCATGGTCGACGCTTGGAACGGAATGCCCCCTGACCTCAAGGTGCTGCTTCCGGTAGGCATGACGCGGTGGGTTTCGCTGGGCTCGTACATCCTGCTCATCATCGTGCGCTACACAGCGCTGCGCCCAACGCAGAAGAGTGGCGATAAGGAGCAGCCGTGAACTTGGCCGACGTTATCAAGACTGCTGTTAGTCCGGCGCTTGCAATCCTGCCGTCCGCAATGGACACCAAGGAAGCGCGTGTGATGCTGTTGTCGATCGGTCTGCAGGAATCACGCTTCCAATATCGGCGCCAGGTCGGTGGCCCGGCACGCGGTTTCTGGCAGTTCGAGGAAGGTACCAAGCAGACGCGCGGCGGGGTGTGGGGTGTTTACCTGCACGATGCGTCGCGGTACTGGTTGGACAGATTGTGCGCATCGCGTGGCGTGCTGTTCCAGCCGGACATGATCTATCGCACCTTGGATACAGATGATGTTCTGGCGGCCGGCTTGGCGCGCCTCATGCTGTTCACCGATCCCAAGCGGCTGCCGGCCATGACCGATGCCGATGGCGCATGGGCGCTTTACCTGCGCACTTGGCGTCCTGGCAAGCCGCGGCGCGACAGCTGGAATGCGCTGCACGAACAAGCCCGCATTGAGGTGACAACATGACCGTAGCCCTTGCCATCCTCGCCAAGATCTGGCCGTTCCTGCTGGCAGCCGGTGGGATTCTGTTTGGCATATTCCGCCACCAGCAAGCCAGTACCGCGACGGCGAAGGCCAACCAGAAGGCAGCCGAAGCCGATGCGAAGGTCGCGCAGAACAACGCTGCGCTAGCCCAGGCCAATCAAGCAGGCGCGCAGGCCGGCGCTGACAACGCAAAGGTGAGACGAGATGAAGACGCTGCTGCTGGTGCCGTGCCTGACGCTAACCGCGTGCTGCACGACGAATGGGGCAAGTAAGCCTGAACCTCAGATAGTCGTGCAGACCAAGATCGTTGATACCGCGTGCGACTGGACGCGACCCATCTATGTAGACAAGACCGACGTGCTATCCAATGAGACGGCGGCTACGATCCTGGCGCACAACCGAGCTGGCGCGAAGGTGTGCGGATGGAAGCCGAAAGCGACATCGGTGCGATAAGGCTGGATATTCCGACTCACAGTCGTGCGGCAATGTCTTCTGCCGCTTCCCGGTAATACACCTCCTGCAGGATGCGGAGGTCTTTGTGCCCGCTGATCTTGGCAAGCGTCATCACGTCGACCTTGCGCGATAGGCGCGTCAGCGCTTCTGCCCGCGAGTCGTGGAAGTGCAGATCAGCGAGCATCAACTTGTCGCGCGCCTTACGGAACAGGGCGTCCAACATGGCGGACGTGAGGGTGAAACATCGCTCACGATCGGCAACCGGACGCAGCAAGCGGATGGCGTGGCGCGACAGAGGGACTTGGCGCGGCCTGCCGGTCAGATGTTGCGTTTTGTGTTCGACCGTGGCGACGCGGCGCTGCATATCCAACGTGCCATTCCCCAGGCGCAGAATCTCGCTTGCGCGCATCGCCGTGCGCAGGGCGACCAGGAAGGCGAGCGCTACCTCCTGGCTCTTAGTCTTTGGAGCGTGCCCGGTGCGGTAATTCAGCGCACGGCAGATCAGCCTGACCTCCCGCGGCGCAACGCGCCGGGTGCGCGGCGCGGGATCCTTTGGCAACCGCAGCCCGTCAAACGGGTTGTGTTCTAGCCACTTCCACTCCTTCCTCGCCACGGCGCAAGCGTTGCGCAGCCAATTGACGTCGCGGATGAATGACGACGCGGCAACGGTTTTCAGACGAGCATCACGCCAGCCCGCAAGCTGCGGCGTCCTGAACTGCGACAGCTTCATTTCCGCCAGATCGGGGAAATCCCTCAGAAACGCCTGGATGCGCTTGAGTTCAGCCTCGCACGTTCGTTTGGATGGGGAAACTTCCTCCCCATACCTCCCCAGCATCTCCCCAACCGTGTGCAGATCGGCTTCCGGGGTGCTCTTCAGCTTGCGAATCTCCAGCTCACGCGCAGACGCCCAGGCCTTCGCCTCGCGTTGCGTGCGGAACACTCTCGAGTCTCGTTCTCCCTGCACATAGACCTGCGCGCGCCAGCCGTCTTTGCGGGGTGTGATGGATGCCAT